ATTTTTATAAAATATTTACAATAATATTCTTTTTGATTCCAATTATCTAAAAACAAACAACAATTTATAGTTGAACCAAAAGATAATATTATTTTATTTCTAATTTTTGTGTATTTATCATCACCGGGAACTTCTATTAAAACCCATTTTATATTGTTATGAATTATATATGTGTAATTAAATGAAGATGTTTTCTTTTTGATTATTTCGTGTTTATGATTAAATAAATACATTCTAGCATCTTCACCTATTTTAGACAAAACAATATTTGCTATTAAAGTAGATTTACCACTTCCAGAAGAACCCATCAATAAAATTCTTTTTTCCGGTAAAATTTTTTGGAATTCTCTAATAATAACTTTAATATAATAGTTATTATCATAATATATTTTTTCTAATTTAGCTATTTTTAAATTAGCTTTTAATACTATTGTTTTTAAATTTTTTAATGTTTCTTTTATTTCTAATGGTGTCCAATTATAAAAAGTTCCATTGTCTTCTACGCCTAAATAATATATTGCTTCCCCTTTTCCCTCACCAATTCTCCATAACATTTGAGTAGTATATTGTTCTAATTTTTTTTTATCATAATCAATTAGATATCTTTTATATTCAATATTTCCTTCATCGTTTTCAGGATCCATAAATAATTATAAAAAAATTGTTTTAAATTACAATTAATATAGTAATTTAATTACAATGGTAAAAAAAATTTGTTTCATACATAGCGAAACAACTGGTTTACATGAATATCAAAATGAAAAAATTTATAAAAAGAATCTTTATGGTTTTGCACGATTAGTTTCTTTTTCTTGGTGTATTGCTACAAGAGACACAGAAGATAAATATACTGTAGAAAAAAAAGAAAAATTTATAATTAAACCGAGATGTATGTACATACCAGAAGATACTGTTAAATTTCACGGTATTACTCAAGAATTTGCAATCAAAAATGGTACAGAAATAGAAGAGGTTTTAGATAAATTTTTATTAGATATTAAAAATGTAGAAATTATTGTATCTCATAGTTTAGAGTTTCATCTAAAAGCAGTTTTAGGAGAAATAATAAGATATAATAAAATTATCCATTTGGAAAAATATATATTCTTAGATATTAATTCATTCAATCATAAAATTACTCCTTCAACATTAGTTAATATATGTTCAGTTTATTTGAAAAAGAAACTTGATAAATCTTTAACGGTTGATTATGTTTGTGATTTATTTTTTAAATTATATAATGATTATGAAAAATCAATTATGTAACTTTAATGTGTATTGGTTTTAAATTAGTTTTAAAATCATAGTGTAAATTATCTGAAATAAAATCATTACAAGTTTCTTTATACCATGATACTCCTGGATATTTAGTACAATCTTCTTTGGTAATAAAATCTGTGCATGTAAAATTACCTTTTTCTCTACATGAACCAAATATAGGGTTTTCCAAATTTTCTTTACAGTTTTTCATATCAAAAGGTTTATTATCTATTAATTGACCTTCTTTTATAGTTCTTATTTCGTTAGTGTAAAGTAAATCACATTGTGTAGATTCTTCAAATTTATATTTTAAAGTATCATAATCCCAATATTTTCTTATTACACAACAATTTGGAGATTTGTAAATACTGTCAACAAATGTTTCAGTAGTACCAATTGATAATAAAACTATTATTGCAAAAAGTATAAATAAAATTATATATTTATTGTTCATTTATATACAATAGAATAAAAATTGTATTTGATATTACTTAAAGAAAATATTAATTTATTAGTAATTAATGGAAAGTCAACCAATAACTGTTACACAATTTTGTACATATGTCAAAGATGTTTTACCAGGTAAAAAATTTTTAGTTTCTGGTGAGGTAAATCAATTAAAAAATTCCCATGGACATTTATTTTTTACATTTAAAGATAATGAAAGTTGTATAAGTACAACTATTTGGAAAAATAAAGTAGAATATTTAAAAGTAAATATAAAAGAAGGAGATAAAATTACGGTAGAAGGAAGGTTGGATTTTTATGGACCAAGTGGTAAATTAAATTTTATTATAGATAAGATAGTAACAAATGAAGGTATAGGCGATTTAATAAAAAAATACGAAAAAATAAAAGATGATTTTCAAAAAAAAGGATATTTTGACATTAATAGGAAAAAAAAGTTAAATCCTTATATAAAAAATGTTTTAATATTAACCTCAGAATCAGGAGCTGCTTATCAAGATTTTTTGTTTGCTATAGAAAATTCTTCATGTAATATTGAATTAGATTTAATAGATGTTATAGTTCAAGGTTTAGATTGTCCTAAAAATATTTGTGTAGAATTAGATAAAATTAATAAAGATAATGTTATTTATGATTTGGTAATATTAACAAGAGGAGGAGGTAGCTTTCAAGATTTGTTTGGATTTTCTCAACCAGAATTAATTGAATCAATATATAATTTTAAATTGCCAATTCTTAGTGCTATTGGTCATCAAGTTGATAATCCTTTATCAGATTTAGTTTGTGATTATACAACACCAACTACATCATTATCAGCACAATTTATAATTGATTATAACAAAAAATACTTAGAAAATTTAAAAAACATAGAACAATTATATTTTGCAAAAATTGGTAATAATATTTCTAATTATTTAGCAAATTTGGATTATTTAAAAAATAAAATTAATAGAAAATTAATAGAATTTATAAATAATAAAAAAAATGAAATAATAAATGAATTACAAAATATGCTCCGAAAATTAGATAATTTTGAATCTAAATTAGAAATTTTTAATTCAAAAGATATAATGTTATATTCAGATGGTAAAATATTAAAGTCACCAGATGAATTATTTGAAAATAAAGAAAAGAGTATGTTAATTATTTGGAATAATGTTAAAGTTTCAGTAAAAATTGTTGGAAAAATAGTTAAAGAATAATCAATTTAATAATTATACATGAATAAAGAATTTGTTGAATTAGAAAAACAAATTGATAATCTCGAAGATATTAAAGAATGGGATAAAAAGATAAATAAAATGAGAGAATTAAAAGAACAAATACAATTACAAAAAAATAAGATAGAAAAATTACTAGAATCAGTAAATTCAGGAGAAGTAAAAAAATCTAAAAAAGAAAAAGAATTAACTTTTGATATTTTATTGAAAAAATTTGAAACATGTGAAAATATTGATGAAAGAATAAAATTCTTTAATCAAATTCAATTATTTATAAAAGATACTGAATTAGAATTATTTAGTTAAATTTGATAAAATTGCATTTCCTATTTGTTTATTAAATGGTTGTGGTTGAGTAAATAAAAGTAAAGAACTATCAGGTTCACTACTATAATAAAATATTTCTTGTGCTAAAATTTTATCTTGTATTTTAAAAAAATTAAAATTAATTAACTCACCTTTAACAGGTGAACAACAAATATATTCTGGAATAATATTTGTGTTAATTAATAATGTATTTAAATTTAATAAATTTTTTATATCAGAAATAGAATATTTTACATTTTTAATTTGATTCATTATAGAATTAAAATTACTATTACTTAATTTATTAGATAAATCATCTAAATTAACATTACTAGGAATAGTTTTTACATCTATTTTATTATGATTTATACTAGATAAAGAAGCTCTAACTAAATTAGGTTCATGATATTCTTTATTACTAGAATGAACATTATTTGATTTAAAATATAGAGTTTCTGTAACAGGTCTCATAATACCATCATTCATTTGATTAGTTAATTTTGCTGTATCTTTTTGTATATTTTTTACCATTGCATTTTTATCTAATTCATCTAAAATTTTATCTTTAATCTTTTCTTGCAAAATTATATTTTTACTAATATTTTTTGCTTTAATTTTTGCTTTATCTTGTATTTTTTTATTTTTGCTATATGGAATATTTTCTGAAATCGGGTTAATTATACCTTTTTTCAAATCTCCAAATTTATAAGGAGTATGGTTATATTCACTTTCAAACTTATTTAAACCTTTATCAAAATAAGTATCAACAAATTTTTCAACGATTGGTAAATCAATTAAAATTAAAGGAAAGATTATATGAACGCGACCACCATCAGCTGAATTTACAAAAGTAAAACGATTTTCTAAAGCAATATTATCACCATACCATTTCATTGAACTTTTATACCAAGATACTTGCATTAAATTATATCTTTTATTATATAAATATGCCTTTTGTGATTCTGTTTGTAAAATATCTTGATAAATTCTTTGTCCTGAATTTATAATAAAATTATTATTATTAACTAAATCTAATTTTATTGGAACATGACATTTTGCTAATAATTCAATAGATGATTCGTTATTTAATACAGGTAAAACTGTTAGTAATGGAGCAGAATTAATTCCTGGAGAGAAATCTTTAACTTTAACAATACTGGGAATACTTTGTATTTTATTTAATATAACTTCAGATTCAGGAATAACACTAATCTTTGGAATTATTTTATTTTTAATTTCTTTTTCTAAAGACAATACTTTATCTTTTTTTATTTTTTGAAGAGCTAATTGTCTTTCTCTATAATCAACATAAGCATCTCTATGTTCATTTGATGGAAACATTAAATCATCCTTTTTACTTAATAATCTTTCTAATGATTCTGCGTCAACCAAAGGAGCTTTCTCTGGGAAAACTATCTTTTCATCATTTTTATTTTCTTGAAATAATGGTATTTCTATAGGCTCTCCATCTTTAACTTCAACTGTTATTTCATCTTCGGGAATCATATTAGGTTTTGATAAATCTCTATCATCTAACAATACACTTTCTTCTTCGATTCTAAGGTAATCTTCATTTATTTGGTCTTTTTCATAATTAAGTTGGTTACCTGAACTAGTATAAGATTCTTGGTCAATTTCTTGTGCTTTCATTAATGCAACATACATTTCTTCTTGTATTGCTTCTTTCTTTCGTAATTCTTCTGCTTTTTCTTTAGTAATCGTCAATTCTTTCATATATTTTTCTTTTAAAGCATCTATATCAATTTGTTCAAAATCTTCTGTTAATCTGATAAATTTATTTTTAATATTTTGAAATAATTCTTTACATTCACATTGATTATTTATATAAAATATATAAATTAGAATGCAAACTAAAATTATTAGATATTTCATTATAAGTAAATTAGAATTTATTTATAATAATATATTTTTACCATATTTTTACTTTATTTTTATTTTTAGAATTAAAAGCAAAAGCTAAATTAAAATCATCAATATTCTGTAAATTACCATTTACTCTAAATTCTGGTGGAGAATGAACATCAGTTAATATTCTATTTTTAATTTCTTCTTTAGTTGTATTACATGCCCAAATTCTGCTATAATTTATAAAAAATCTTTGTATAGGACTAAAATTATCATGCTTAATATTTTCACTAGGATTATCTGATAAATATTTTTTTAAAGATTCTAATGAAATAGTTATACCTCCTAAGTCAGCTATATTTTCACCCAAAGTTAATTTTCCATTTACTTTTTCATTTTCGATTGTATAATTATTAAATTGTTCTATTAAAATATTTTTTTTTAAATTATAATTTTCAAAATCTTCTTTTTGCCACCAATTATTTAAATTTCCTTTTGAATCATATTTGGAACCTTCATCGTCAAAAGCATGGGATATTTCATGACCAATAATTGTACCTATACCACCAAAATTTAATGCAATATCGTATTTTTTGGAAAAGAAAGGTTCTTGTAAAATTCCTGCCGGAAAAACAATTTCATTATGAGAGGGTGAAAAGTAAGCATTAACTACTTGAGGATGCATCATCCATTCGGTAGGGTCTATTTTTTTATCTAATTTAGAAAAAGCATATTTAAAATTATTTAAATTACATAAAATATTACTTTTTAAATATGAATATTCACTTTTGATTTCAAAATTATATTCTCTCCATTTTTCAGGAAATCCAATTTTTGGTTTTATTACATTTAATTTTTCTAAAGCTTTAATTTTTGTTTTTTCACTCATCCAATCAAGATTTTTTATTCTTTTTTCCAATATATCTTTTATATATTTAATCATTTGTAAAACTAAATCTTTGGAATCTTTATCAAAATATTTTTCAACATAATATTTTCCTAATAAAAATCCTAAAGAATTATTAACGTTATTTAATGATCTTTCCCATAATGATTTTATTTTAACAATTCCTAATAAAAATTTATAATGAAAATTAAAATAGGTTTCTTCAATTTCTTCAGATAAATAATTATTAACAGATAATATTAATTTCATTTTAAAATATTCTTTCCATGATTCAAGAGGATAATTAAACATTATATTTAATTTATTCAAAAATTTAGGATTTATTAAATTTATTTTAGTAGGAGTTTTATTTAATTTTTTATATAAATAAGGCAAAAATGTAAAAGTAGGATATTTATTTAATATTGTTTTTAGATTACTTGGATTGTTTTGTATTAGAGGATTTCTTTTCTCTACATTTGAATAAGTTTCTTTAGCTAATTCTTTTTCTAAATTATAATATTTATCAATATCTATTAATAAATTAAAACATGAAGCATATTTTTTTAAAAATATTTTATACTCTTTTCTAATATATTCTTTAGATTCTAAAAAATAAAAAGATTTATCTTCTAAACCCAACCCTCCTGTATAAATATGCAAAATATTTATTGTAGAATCAGAAAAATCATTATCAACTTTAAAAATGAACGGAGAATCAATATAAAATAATATATGATAATCTATGATTAAGTTTAATAAGTTTTCTAAAGTATTACATTGGTCAATGTCTTTTAAATATTCATAAATTTCTTTATTTTTATTTCTTTTTACAATATTATTTCCTTGTTCATATAATATTTTACATTTTATAAATTCATCAGACATGGTTTCTTCTAATAATTTTTTTATTTTTAAATTATTATTTTCTTGCAAAATATCAAAAATGCTCCATCTACCATGTTCTTTTGGAATATTATTTTCTTTCTTCCAATTTTCATTAACCCATAAATAAAAATTATTTTCTGGCAAATGATTATTTGAAAACTTAATATCCAAGTTCATTAATTTACCTGCGATTTTTATAATTTAATCTTAATAATAAACTATTTGTAACTATTCTTTTATTATCTTTAGCTTCAAAAAATATTTTTCTAGTAAATTTAACTGGATTTTCTAAACTATAATCTTCGTGGATACCATTACCTACATAAATGAAACCTGTTCCTTCATTAACAGCTATAGTTTGAAGAGCATATTCTTCCATTGGAATATTGAAAGTAAAAATATCTTCTTTTATTTCTAAATTAGAATTTAGAAAATTTAAAATAGTATTAAATGTTTGATAATTAAAACATAATCCTTCATGAGGTGAAAAATATAATGATTTTTTTAAATTTTGATAATATTTTCCTAATTTTGAATAAAAAAATTTATTAATTAAAAAATTATCATTTCTTACAATTGTTCTTTTAATATAATCTAAATTTTTAAAAGATAGTTCTTTATAAAAAATTGTTCTACCAGATAAAATTATAAAATATTTAAAAATAAATTTTTCATTAGCTAAGCTCATATTAGAAACAATACCTTTTGTTAATATACCATTACCTCTCCATTTATTTATTACTTCTGGATTAATTATAGTATTTGGTAATGATTCATTTTTTAATAAATCAAACATTAAATCATTACAATTCAAAATAACAATAAAAGAAGATTTTACATATTTTTTTATATTATCTAACTGGTCTTTTAAAAATTGTACATTTTTATAAACATTGATACTAATTATAATATCAATATTTTGTTTTTCCATATAAATAATTTAGAAATAATTATTTATTTGGAAACATAAAAATCTTTACCAATTCAATTGGTAAATTAATATTCATTTCAGAATATTTTTTTTTATTAATTGAAAAATATTT